CTATTCGACACTGTGCGGGGAGCGAGTCAGGGTATTCGTGCTAACACCAGCGGCGCAAACGTAAATGTTCAGTCAGACTTCAATCAGGCGTTTTTGTCGTCTGGTTTTAGTTTCAGCGGGAACGATGCTGTCAACGGGTCTGGTTACACCTACGCCTCATGGACCTTCCGCAAGGCTGAGCGTTTCTTTGACGTGGTGACTTACACCGGGACAGGATCAAACCGCACTATCGCCCACAATCTTGGTGTCGTTCCGGGGTGCATTATCATCAAGCGCACGGATGCTTCTGCTGATTGGCAGGTCTATCATCGCGGCAACACGGCTGCACCCGAGACAGATTACCTTGTGCTGAATTCTACGGCTGCAACGGTAGACGACAACACTCGCTGGAATGATACGGCACCAACCAGCACTGTGTTCTCTCTGGGGACGGACACCACTGTCAACGCTTCTGGTGGCACCTACGTCGCCTACCTATTCGCCCACGATCCCCTCGGCCCGTCTGGTGATGGCTCGGATGGGTTGATTGCGTGTGGGTCTACGGGTGGGGGCAACACTGCTGTTATTGATCTCGGGTGGGAACCCCAGTGGTTGCTCTACAGATCGGCAAATTTTACAGATGATTGGCACATAATTGACAACATGCGTGGAGCGTCCATAGAGTCTTCTGGCAATGGCGTCTGGAAGGAATTTAAGGCTAACACTAACGCAGCCGAAACAACCGTTACAGGGTCAACTGGAAATCCGAATGTCCGATTTGTGGCAAATGGCTTTCAGATCGGAGCAATCGCAGGCACCGCAATCTACATCGCCATCCGCCGTGGTCCTATGCGGGAACCTACGAGCGGGACGCAGGTGTTTGGCATCGATACATGGGGTGGTGGTCCCCCAGCTTTTACTTCTGGCTTCCCGGTCGATTGGGCGCTGATGAAAACCATCGCAGGCGGTGAAAGCGCCGTATTTACCCGTATGCTTGGGCCGACCAAACTTAGAGCAAACCTTACGGATGCCGAGGTGGCAGAGAGTGACGGCCAGTTCGATTACATGAATGGGTGGCATCCTTCCTCAATCACCCTTAGCAATCTGTACTCTTGGATGTTCCGCCGCGCACCGGGGTTCTTCGATGTGGTGGCGTATACTGGGACGGGGGCTAACAGGACTGTCAGCCATAACCTTGGCGCTGCACCTGAATTGATGATTGTGAAAAAGCGCAGTGCAGTGGACAACTGGGTTGTTTATGCCGGTGACGCCACGGACTATTTAATCCTAAACTCAACGGCGGCGACCGCTGACCTTGACACCATGTGGAATGACACAGCCCCAACAAGCAGCGTCTTTTCGCTTGGCACGAACGATGACGTAAACGGCAACACGGCCACATTCATCGCCTACCTCTTCGCCTCTCTCCCCGGCATCAGCAAGGTTGGCAGCTACACGGGCAATGGTTCAAACCAAACGATCAACTGCGGCTTCACGACTGGTGCAAGGTTCATCCTTATCAAGCGCACTGACAGCACGGGTGATTGGTATGTCTGGGATACGGCAAGAGGTATCGTCACGGGCAACGATCCGCATTTGAGCCTGAACACAACTGCCACAGAGGTGACAACAAACGACACGATTGACCCGGCCTCGTCTGGCTTCATTGTCAATCAGGTTGCTGCCACTAACGTAAACGTCAATGCTGCGACCTACATCTTCCTTGCCATTGCATAATCAACCCCATCTGAAAGGATCAATCTCATGGGCGAATACAGACACAAGGCCACGGGCGAGGTGAAGACCCAAGGGGAGTGGCGGTCGGCCAACCCTAACATCTCCATGCCTCGCACTTGGAACCAAAACGTCCTTGATGCACTAAACATCGAAGCCGTCTTTGAGGCCCCTAAGCCTGACACTGGCCCGTACCAGAGTGCAGCCCGCAATGGTGTAACTCAAGATGCCAATGGCAACTGGGTGCAGGCTTGGGCTGTCGTCGATATGTTCAGCACAGACGCCGAAGGCACCAAGGCTGAGAAGGAAGCTGCGTATCAGGCTGGCCTCGACGCAGAGGCCGCCAAGGCTGCTCGCTCACAGCGTGACAGCCTGCTCGCCGCGACCGATTGGACGGCTCTCTCGGACGTGACCATGAGCGCAGAGATGGCTACCTATCGGCAGGCGCTTCGTGATATAACGGCTCAAGAGGGCTTCCCGCACAGCGTGACTTGGCCCGTCAAGCCGTAAGGAGCGCACATGCCGCTTGTCCCGCTTCAAATCCCGCCGGGCATTTCTCGCAAGGGGACTGCCCTAGAAAGCACGGGTCGCTGGTTTGACGGCTCGCTCGTTCGCTGGAAAGACGGCGTCTTGCAGCCCGTCGGGGGCTGGGTTCAGCGGGGCAATGCAACTGCTACAGGTGTGGCTCGCGGGGCTGTTTCATGGCGCGCAAACAACGGCGCGCGATGGCTGGCATTCGGCACGCACAACGCGCTGAAAGTCATGAGCGCTGGCAACATTGTCACCGACATCACGCCAGCAGGTCTGACGGCTGGCATTGTCAGCGCGGACTCAAACGACGGGTACGGCGGCGGGCTTTATGGTGTCAGCTTTTACGGCACGGAGCGGCCAGAAGGCGAGACACCGATCCCGGCGACGACTTGGTCGCTGGACAACTTCGGAGAATACCTTGTTGCCTGTTCCAATGCAGACGGCAAAATCTACCAATGGACGCTGAACACGGCCAATGACGCTGCCATTGTGACCAACGCGCCAACAGGCAACAGCGGCATCCTTGTCACCGAGGAGCGTTTCCTATTCGCCCTCGGCGCTGGCGGAAACCCCCGCAAGGTTCAGTGGTGCGACCGTGAAGACAATACTCTTTGGACCCCTGCCGCGACGAACGAGGCGGGCGATCTAGAGTTGCAGACCAACGGCCAAATCATGCTGGCGCTTCGCACGCGGGGGCAGGCTTTGATCCTGACGGATGTGGACGCGCACACTGCATCATACCAAGGGCCGCCCTTCGTCTACGGCTTTGAGCGTGTTGGATCGTCTTGCGGCGCTGCCTCACGCAACTGCGCGACAGCCGTTGATGCTGGCGTGTTCTGGATGAGCCGCGACGGGTTTTATTCGTTCACCGGCGGCGGCGTGCAGCCCCTGCCGTCCGAGGTGTCGGATTACGTTTTCAGTGACCTGAACGTCGCGCAAATCTCCAAGGTTGCCTGCGTGGCGAACGGCCTGCAAAACGAGGTTTGGTGGTTCTACCCCTCAGCGTCATCCAACGAAAATAATAGATACGTCGCATACAACTACGCCGAAGGATACTGGACCATTGGCGCGATGGCTCGCACTTGCGGTGTTGATGCTGGCGTGTTCCGCAACCCGATCCTGATCGCGCCGACCGGGCCGATCTACGCGCACGAAACAGGTTGGAACTATGAGGGTGCCGAGGTTTACGTTGAAAGCGGCCCAGTGCAGATCGGCGTCGGCGACCAAACGGCAATGGCCAAAGAGTTGATCCCTGACGAGAAAACGCAGGGCGACGTGACGACAACATTCAAAACCCGGTTCTATCCGAATGACACCGAACGGTCGTTTGGGCCTTATTCAATGTCAAACCCAACCAGCGTGCGGTTTAGCGGTCGTCAGATGGTCATGCGCGTTGTCGGCGCGCGCTTTACTGATTGGCGGTGGGGCATTCCGCGGCTTGATGTTGAGGCTGGGGGCCGCCGATGAGGTTTGGCATCCCGGTTATCGGGCAGGATTTGCGCGGATGGGGCGAGGAACTTCGCCGCTTTCTTGCGCGGTTCTGGGATAACCTTAGCTTTAAGGTTGACGGGGCAACTCCTACCTCAAACGGCGTTTTGCTATGGGACGACGTGAACGGCTATCCGGTCGTCTCGAAGAACAACGAGTGGCGGCAGGTCGTGCTGGGCGATGGTCACGCCATCTTCGCTCAGGATGCAACGATTACCGCAGCCGCCAGCAACACGGCCTATGCGATTGAATTTGACGCGCCGTCGCTTGCTGATGGCATTACGAAAAGCGGAACGAACCCTACCCGCATTGTGTTCTCTGAGGGCGGCCTGTATCGCGTCTCGTTTACAGCGCAGATTGCATCGTCTTCGGCCAGCACGCTGGAATTCAGGTTCTGGCCGCGCGTGAATGGCACGAACATAACGGGAAGCACAATGGTCGCCAGCCTGCACAACAATGGCGCGACCATTGTTGTGTCCCGCGACTCGATTTTTGAGTTTGCGGCCAATGATTACCTCGAAGCTATGTGGGCAACAGACAGCACCAACGGTTCGCTGTTGGCGCACGCCGCAACGGCCTACGCCCCAGCCTCTCCGTCGGTGACGCTTGTCATCAGTCGGGTGCAGGCATGACGCTCTTAGAGCATTGCCGCAAGTGGATCGAGGACGCGCTGGAATACAGCGGCGGGTCGCATGATTTCCAAGATGTGGCTGAGGGCATCCTGAGCGGGCGCATGCAGTTGTGGCCTGCTGAAAAGGGGTGCGCTGTCACTGAGATTGTGTTATATCCTAAGAAAAGTGTCCTGCACGTTTTTTTAGCCGGTGGTGAGATGGAAACAATCGTCAACATGATTGATTCCGCCGTGGCTTGGGGAAAGACACAGGGCTGCACATCAATGACAATCGCTGGGCGACGTGGCTGGGAGCGAGTTCTTGCGAAGCACGGATACAAACCCGTCATGACGGTGTTGGAAAGGAACTTTGAATGAGCGGCGGCGGCAAAGGTGGCAAGACCACTACGGAAGTTAAAATCCCTGCATGGCTTGAAGAGGCGGCGATGAGAAACATCGCCCGCGCCGAAACCGTGGCGGGCCTTGGATACGCTCCTTATTATGGTCCAGACGTTGCGGCGATGACCCCTTTCCAGTTGGCTTCGGGCCAAGGGATTAACGCGGCTGCTTCTGCTTTTGGGCTTCCGACTGTTGATGTCAACATGGGGATGCCGACAGCGCAAACCTTTGACGGGGGCCTTCGGGCTTACTCGTCTGGCGGCCTTTACGACCAAGCTGTCAGGGAACTTGAGACGCGCAGGCCGGGCCAATACGACGCCATTACGGGGCTGTTTGTTGACCCAATCACCGGCGCGCCGCCTTTGAGTTTTGGAACCCCGGAATTACCTGTTATGCCTGCGGCCCCCGTTGCCCCTGTGGCCCCTGTAGCACCAACCGCGCCCCGAGATAGTGATCGCGGTAGGGACGCTGGTGACCGTCCAAGCACATCCGCACCATCTTCTGGCGGCTTCACCAGCGTCCGAGATATGTTTGACGGCGGTGGGCCGGGACGCAGCGGCACGACATTCTCAGGCGGCCCGCTTTCTGGCGTCGCAAACGCGATTGGCATTAATCCGGTCGGTTCGCGTGACACGGCATCTACGCCGAGCAAGTCTACGCCGAGCAAGTCTACGCCGAGCAAGTCTACGCCGAGCGGCAGTAAATCATCACCAAGCGGTGGCAAAACGTCTGGCGGCAGTAAGTCGTCTGGCGGCAGCAACGCAACACGGAGATAATCATGGCAGGTGCAGCAAATCCAACAGGCGTGCAGCCCGCAGTTCAGCCAAACGTGTTCCAGCAAGCCTCTGGAGCTTATACTGGATCGCTTCTAGGCACTGCTGCTTCTGGAGAAATGCCGGACATCCCGGCCTTCCAGAACCCCTACACGCAGCAGGTTATCGACACGTCGATGGCCGATCTGGAGCGTCAGCGCCTGATGCAGCAAAACCAGCTTGGCGCTCAGGCCAGCGCGGCTGGCGCATTTGGCGGATCGCGTCAGGGCATTGCAGAGGCTGAAACCAATCGCGCCTTCGCACAGCAGGGCGGCCAACTTGCGGCCCAGCTTCGTGCCCAAGGATTTGAAAGCGCGCTTCGGGCGGCTCAAGATCAGCGTCGGCAGCAGCTTGCGGCGTCTGGCCAGTTTGGAGCCTTGGCGCAGCAGGGCCTCAACATGGGCCAAAGCATCACGCAGCAACAGCAGCAGTTCGGCACGATGCAGCAGGCCATCAATCAGGCCCTGATCGACGCCGCACGCGCGCAGTACGGCGGGTTTACGGGCGCGCCTATGGCTTCGCTGTCGGCACCTCTGGCGGCTCTCGGTGCGGCCAATATGGGGCAGCAAACGCAAACGCAGAGCCAGCGTCCGGGCCTGTTTAACTATCTGTCGCTGGGTCTGGGGGCGCTGTAATGAGCGTGATGGACTACGCCAACGCGATTGCGAGCATCGAAAGCGCCGGAAGCGGCGACTATGCTGCGCTTGGCCCGGTCACGAAGAAGGGCAACAGGGCTTATGGCCGCTATCAGGTCATGGACTTCAACATCGGTCCTTGGACTGAAAAGCACCTTGGCCGCCGCCTGACGCCTGAAGAATTCCTTGCCAGCCCGGAAGCGCAGGACAGGGTGTTTGCGGGCGAATTCGGGTCGTATGTCCAGAAGTACGGAAACCCGCAGGACGCGGCTTCTGCTTGGTTCACGGGGCGGCCCTTGGCTGAGGGCGGCAATCGCAGCGACATTCTTGGAACCACTGGAAACGTGTACGTTGACAAGTTCAACCGCGCGCTTGGCATGGGTGGCTCACCAATGCCGGGGCCAAACACGGCTTTCGGGCCGGGCACGCCAATGGCAGCCGCGCAGCCGATGATGCAGCCGATGATGCAGCCCGCCGATCCGTTTGAGGACATGGGCTTGCTGTCTCGTTTGGCGGCCAGCCGTGGCGTCGCGCAGGACGCGGACGCCGCGCCTATCGTAAACCTGTTCAATATTCTGACGCAGAAGAAAGACCCGCGCTTGGCTGCACTGGCCAAGCAGCGTGGTGGTTTCTTCGGGCTTTTGGGGGGCTAAATGGCTATCACAAGCGAAGACTTGATGCGCGCTGGTATCGGGGCGAACACTCCCATGCCGATGCCTGCACAGGCCGCACCTCAGCGCCAAGGCTTGCTCGGTGGCTTCTTCGGGCCGGAAGGTCGTGACGCACGCGCCCGCTTTGCCATTGGCCTTGAAGGTCTCACGATGAACCCCAATCAGGCGATGATTGGGCAGTTGCAAAGCGGCATCGAAAGCCGTGAGCTTGCTCGTCAAAGCAATGCTACAGCCGCTTGGCTGCGCTCACGCGGGCGTGATGACTTGGCGGCTGCCCTTGAAGCGGGCGCGTCTCCGCAAGCCGTGCTGGCGGAAGCTATTCGGCCTGCGGCTGGCCCCGAGCGCGGTGTCGTTGTTGGGAATGATATTGTCGACCCCATCACTGGGAACATCATCTACAAAGGACCGGAGCAAGAAGCCCTGATCCCTGCTGGCTTTGTCCAATTGGACCTGCAAGCGCGTGCCGCTGGCTTTAAGCCGCAAAGTGAGGGTGGCGACGGTAGCTATGAGGAATTCATGGCTACGCGTGGTTCTGGTCTTGCCGCTGAGGCTCGGGCTATCGGTGCTGCTCGTGGTGAGGCCACGGCGGCTGCGCCAGTTGACGTGGCCACCGCAGACGAAACTTTGCGGTTGATTTCTGAGCTTAGGTCTGATCCGGGCCTTGAGCTTGCAACTGGCGCATCGTCAGCCTTGAACATTGTACCCGGCACGCCCGGATACGACGTCCAAAACCGCGTCAACCAGCTTCTTAGCGGTGGCTTCTTGACTGCTATCGACCAGCTTCGTGGTATGGGATCGCTGTCGAACGCTGAAGGCCAGACCGCAACGCGTGCTATCAGCCGCATGGACACTGCAACCAGCACGCCAGCCTTCCTTGAAGCTCTAGCTGATTATGAGGCCATCGTTCAACTTGGCCGTGAGCGTGCGCGCAGCCGATTGCAAACCGGGACGCAGGCTGCTGTCACTCCCAGTGGTGTAACAGCCGCACCTGATCTTGGCTTGTCAGCTGAAGACCTGCAATATCTTGGGGAAAACTGATGGCATACACCGAAGCACAGCTTAAAGAGGCCGCACGCAAGGCTTATGCAGCCGGTGACACAGCGGCGGCAAAACGTCTGATCGACGCCGCGCGCAATGCGGCATCTTCTGCCCCGGTCGATCAAGGTCAAGCCATGCGCGACCGCGTTGCAGCCGCCAAGGCTGGCACGCTGCAAATGCAGCCCGGATCGGCAGAAGCAGCCGCAGCCGCCAACGAGCAGGCTATGGCGCAGATGCAGCCTGAGCGTACCATCGGGCAGACGATTTACGAAAACGTGATCGGCAGCGGCGCTGTTGACACGCCCGGCGAACGGCTGGGTGAGTTGATCCGAGGCGGTGGCGCTGCGGTTGCACGCGGCATTGCCGACGTTCCCGCCGTCCCTGCAAACCTTGCCCAACTCGCAACCACTGGCGTTGAATATGCTCTTGGCATGGAGCAACCTTCTATGGTGTCCCGTGGCCTTGCTGCGTTGCCAGAAACCCGCGAGATGCTTGCGTCTATCCCGGTTATCGGGCCGGAAAGCCGTTATGTCGCTCCGGGCCTGCTTGGCGAATACGTCTCAACAGCCGGAGAGTTCGCGGGCGGCGCTGGCGCTCTTGGTGGGCCAAGTGCGATGTTGCGTTACGGTGTGGCCCCCGGCGTTGCCAGCGAAGCCGCAGGTCAGGCAACCGAAGGCACTGCCCTTGAGCCTTACGCCAGAGCAGGTGCTGCGATTGGCACATCATTGCTTGCCTCTCGCCCCGGTGCCTTCGTCGGTGACAGCGAGACAGCCCGCATGGCAAACGTCCTGCGCGAAGCTGGTGTTGATGTCACGACCGGGCAAGGCACAGGCTCTCAGGCTTTGATGCGAATGGAGGGCCGCCTTCAAGCAACGGATCAGCAGCTTGCGGACTTTACCGCTGCCACCATGCGCCAGCTTGGAAGCACCGCAAAAATTGCAACACCGACAAATCTTGCTGCAACGCAGCGCGAAATTGTCAAGCAAATGGACGACGCGGTTAGCGGCGTGAACATCGTCCCGACTCGCACGCAGGCTCAGGCTGCGGTGAGGGTGGCGACGGATTACATTGACCGCGTTCCCGCAGGTCAACTGACGCCTCGCATTCGTGGGATTGCCAACGAAATCAAGGCATTGGCTTCAAGCGGCAAAGATGTTCCATTGTCGCGTCTCAAGGAGTGGCGCTCTGACATTGGCGATTTTACCGTCTCCTCAGACACTGCTACCAGAAACGCGGCGCATTCCCTGCGGACTTTGATTGACGATATGACCGATCAGGCTCTTACATCCGCTGGCCGCGCTGATGATATTGCTGCGCTTGCAAAGGCTCGCGAGGCATACCGCAACTTCATCGGAGTTCGTGACGCTGCCACCAGAGGTGCTTCCGAGGGCGGCATTTTGTCTCCGACACAGCTTAATCAGTCGATGATCCGCGCCCAAGGCCGCGAAAACTATGCCGTTGGTCGCACGACGCCCATGACCGACTTTACTCGCTCGGCAGCCGCAACATTGCGCCCGGCACCAACCGTCTTGTCGGGTGGTCGTCGCACTATCTCTGAAGCATTGCCAGCAGCGTTCGGTGCGGCTGGTGCTAGTGCTGGCGTTGGTGCCTCTCTTGGCGCTGGCCTTGGCCCGGCTGGGGCTGTCTTGGGTGGTGCGTTGGGTGGTATCTCTGGTGCGCTCGCCCCTGCTTTAAGCCAACTTGCAACGCGCTCTGCGCCGGTGCAAGCATTGCTGCGCGACCCTAGAGGCGCAATCACTGAAGCGGCCCGCATCCTGCCCGGCCTTCTCTCACAATAACGGAGACACAGATGCAGCCGAAACGCCTGACGGACGACGAAATCCAGAACACCATCACAAGCTCCGTGCGCGAGGCCGTGGACTTCGTGGAAACCGAGGTCGCGCCAGATCGCATCAAGGCGCAGAAGTATTTCGACGGCAAGTCTGCGGTTGACTTTGAGGATGGCCGGTCGAGGGTTGTGGCGACCAAGGTGCGCGACACGATCCGCGCCATCAAGCCCGCGCTGATGCGTGTGTTTCTGCAATCCGACAAGCCGGTGGAGTTTATCCCGAACACCCCGCAAGCCGTCATGGGTGCCGATCAGGCAACCAAATACGCCAAGTATGTCTTTGAGCGCAACAACGGCTTCCGCATCCTGTCGGACGTATTCCACGACGCGCTTATCAAAAAGGTCGGCGTGGCCAAGGTTTACTACGACGAGGTGCAGCACGTTGAGATTGATGAATACAGCGACCTGACGCCAGAGCAGCTTGCTTACATCGAAAACGACCCGGAAAGCGAAGTTCTGTCGCAGGAAGAAACGATCATCGCCGAGGCCGTGATTGACGAGATGGGCATTGAAATCCAGCCGCGCTTGGCCAGCTATAATCTGCGCGTTGCCCGCACGTCCACCAAGGGCCAGATCAAAATCCAGAGCGTTGCCCCCGAGGACTTCTTCGTGGACCGCATGGCCGTCAGCGTGGACGACTGCTACGTCTGCGGCCACACCAGCGAAGCCCGCGTTGGCGATCTGGTGGCTATGGGTTTCGATTTCGAGACTGTCTACAACCTCGCAGGCGCATCCGACGGCACGGTTGACGACGAAGAAGAAATGGCCCGCCGTGGCTGGGACGACACCGACGACGATGAAAACGCCGCCGATCCGTCTATGCGGAAGGTCCAATTCACCGAAGCCTACATGAAGATGGACATTGAAGGCACGGGCGTTCCGCGCCTTTACAAGTTCATCTGCGCTGGCAACGATTACGAAATCTTGGATTACGAACTGTGCGACTACATCCCGTTCGCCATTTTCGAAGTTGACCCGGAGCCGCACACCTTCTTTGGTCGTTCACTGGCCGAGATCGTGATTGAAGATCAGGACGCGGCAACGTCGCTCCTGCGCGGTCTGCTGGATGGTCTGGCGATGGCCAACAATCCCCGCGTGATGGCCGTTCAAAACCTTGTGAACATGGACGACCTTCTCAATAACGAGATCGGCGGTGTGGTGCGCGTCAAGGATATCAACGCCCTGCGCGAGTTTTCCATCGGCGGCGGTGCATCGGCTGCGCTGCCAGCCCTGCAATTCTACGACGAGTCGATCCGCGCCAAGACGGGCGTGACGGGCGCGGCTATGGGCATGGATGCGGATGCGCTGCAATCCCAGACTGCGGCTGGCGTCAATGCCGCCGTGCAGGCTGCCTCGGCTGTCTCTGAGTTGATCGCCCGCAATCTGGCCGAAGGCGGTATGCGGCAGATGTTCCGTCTGATCTCCCAGATCGCACGCGCCAATCCGAACCCGAACGAGATGATGCGGCTTGACGGCCAGTTTGTCCCGGTCGATCCGCGTTCGTGGACCAACGATCTGGATTTGGTCACCAACGTCGGCTTGGGCAACAATCGCCGCGAGGATCGGATCGCTGCCCTGCAAATGACCATGCAGACGCAGATGCAAATCTGGCAAGCCTACGGGCCGCAGAATGGCATCGTGACCATGACCGGCATCCGCAACACGCTGGCTGATATCTTGGGCATGGCAGGCATTCACAATGCCG